AAGTCCATCAACTTATTCCGACCTGCTCGTTGAACTTGCACGGCGTACTGACCGCCCCGTTGAATAGTCGGCTGAATGCCGGGAACTGCGTCTCCCAACCCTTGTACTTGTACTCGTTCTTTAGCCATAATTATCTTTTTAAAGCGAGTCCAGTCCTGTATCCTTGAGCTGCTTGTTGAGCACCTTGAAGTACAGCTGTTAATACATTAGGTTTATCAATAGGTTGGTTAATCCCGATCTGACGTTGTTGCGTAGCGAACCCAGCTTGCTCAAGACCTATACCAGTAGCAATACCACCAAGTTCTTGTTGTCTTAATAACGCCCCTCTGTACCCAGCTTCCTGTCTCATATAGTCGTCCATCAATGCCTGAACAGATGCACCCGCTACTCCAGCTTCTCCAGCAGATACTCTAGCCCGTGCAAGTGCAGCTTGTGATTTACGACTTACTTGCTCAAGTTCTCGCCCTACTGCCTCTTGCTCTTGTGCTTGACGCATACGCATCGAGGTCTGTTCTTGTTGGAAGCGTTGACGTTCAGCTTGTGACGCTCGTGCTTGCATCGCTGCTTGTGTTTTAGCTTGTCGCTGTTGTCCTGCAAACTGCATTCCGACATTCAAGCCACTAATAACCGCTAATGCTGCTGGATGACACATATCAATTACTTCCTCTCTAATATAAATGACAGATAGCCGTCGTACTGACAATCGTTAAACTCAGCACCTAACCACTTCAACCATCTGTAGCTCAACGTGTTACTCTTCATAACAAAGTTCGTTAAGTAATCAAAACCATCTAACAGTCCCATCATCCGCTCCTTTGAGTGCTTCAAGAAGAACTTCTTAATCTTTGGTAATCTTCTAGTACCTAATAACCAAGCACTTCCAATATTAGTACCTTTGATAGGAGCCACGCCAAAAGAACAGTATAAGTTATTCATCTCATCTTTCACGCTGTAACACTTTGTACTACAAGCGTAAGACATAATAACAGCATCTTTCGGGTGAGTCATAAGTCCTAATATCTCTAACATATCTTCCTCCCGTAAGTCATCGTACAGATCAATTGCATCCATATCACCGTGTGCTTCATCTATCCTAAGCTCCATATCTTCTGCTTCTCGATGCTACCATAGATTCAAACTCTGCCGCTAATAACTTAACTGGCAAGGCTGAACTGCTCTTTACTTCAATCGTTGCTTCTTCTGGTCGGCACTGCACACCAAATCTAAAGTGTCCACTCTCAGGGGTGAACCGATCAAGAGTAGATATAGAAGATAACAAAGTAGGATTGTATACGTAGGTGTAGGTATCTCTGAATCGTGGTGTTACTTCTACTGTGAAGTGTCCACTGTCTGCATATTCTATACTACCGTTACGAATGTTTTGGAAGGTGTAATCAGATGCTGACTTTCCTCCTCTTTCCGTTGGCTGCTTGATCGCTTGGTTAGAGAACCTGTATAACATCTCGTAGGGCTTACCTACTACAAAGTAGTCGTCTTTATTGTACAACACACCAGCATCAGACCAATTAGGAGCAGAGGGTACATCAGTAGAAGCTGACCACTTAGCACTTACTCCCGGAGTATCAGAAGCTGAAGATGTATGAGTCTCTACACATTTATAGATCGTACCGCTGTGCTTAACGTAACTAGCTAAGAATCCTTCGATCTCAACAGAGCTGGTACTAGGTGCTGCTACAACATTACGTTCTGATCCACCCTTAGTAAATACTGTGGTGTTTGCAGTGGTAACACTGAATGGTATACCCGATATAGTAGTACGATTAGTTTGTGAGTCGTAGCTGACTGTAGGCACTGTGCCGTCCACTCTGTTATCTAATAACAATGTATACTCCAATCCCTCATCAGTCAGAGCGTTCTCAACTGGCATCTCTACCAACTGTTGACCATTAAGTATTAAGTAAAGTGTACTGTCGATAAAGTCGAACCCTGTGATGTTGTCTTCAAATGTCCACTTCTGCCAAGCACTCTGGATCTTTTCTTTGTTAGTCCAAAAGTATTTATATACATACAACGTCTTTAAGTCTGTAGCATTTTGCAACACCACCATAGACTCGGAAGCTGATCCCGCCATAGCTCGTATATTAGATGGTATGTACTTGGGTATCTGTGATGTTATCTCTTCAGCTTCAAATACTTCCGTGTTGTTATCTACAAAGTATTCAAACACTCCTTCGTATTGACCTCTGTTAAATGGGAAGTAGATATAACTACCCAGTGCTAACGGATCGATACCATCTGTTATATCGTATTCAGTGACAGGAGATATAGCTACCGTCTTAGGACTTAATATATCTGCTCCACGTAATACAAACTGTGACTGCTTACTGAATAACATCAGCTTCTCTTGGAATGGTAGAGCGTGTTGAAGAACAGCTACCTTTGTATGGCTGAGTCCTACATCTATCGGAGCACTGTCTAAGAGTTGCTGAGTAGTAGTACGGAAGAAGTTAAAGTATTCATCGGCTTCACTAAATACAACAGCAGTGTCTGTGAGGAATCCTAAACGGTTCTTAAAGAAGAATACATCGTTGATGGTACTACCTACGAAAGAGGGAAAGGGATTAGTGAAGTCATCTCCTGCTTTCCTACTACGCCATCCTACTTCATTCGGAGCTTCTACTGTATCGAACTGATCTTCCTCTGGCGATTGTAGCTTGAAGTTGCCGTTAGCTAATCTAACAAGAGTGACGGGCATCGTCCTGTATTCAAGATTAGTTTCGATAGATTCTAGTACTTCTGTCTCACTCTCATCTTTCTTCCACCCGACAGTTTCTATCCACGATCCTTCACCGAAGTTAGAACCATCCTTTACTTTAAAAACCACATAGTAATCATCTTGGTCGATGTCAGCATCTCCCTTTATTTTTATCGAGAAGTTATTAAAACAACTCTTTGGGAGATCAACGATACTATCTACTTCTTTATACGCTAGACCAAGTCCTTGATTAGCTAGACCGTCTTCGACTCTTATACGAAAGTCTCTATCTCCGGGTCTTATTTTTATAACAGAACCTTCTCGTTCAACCGTGAAAGCATCAAAAGTTTGTGTAGATACTGTGTATGTAGGATTAACGGGAGTTTGAAACTCTCCTGCGACTGCCCTTATCCATGTTGTTGAGTTTTTACTCCAAATAGGAAAGAAAGAAACCGTTATTGGGTGTGTGACTTGATCGCTGTTATAGTGACTACCGTTATGCACCATAGAAGTGCTAACAATTTCACCGTTTGAATTAAGTGTGGCTGTCCCGTTTGCACTTGTGTTAACAACACCTCCAACCGTTTGGCTAACCGAAAAGAATAACTTTATAGCATCGGCACGAACAGATTCTGTATTAGTAGGTACTAACCAACCACTTCCGCCGTTAGTAATATTAACAGCAGATATACCTGTTGTGTTTGCAGTAGTACCGAACTCTTCCTCTATACATTCGTATAAGTCTTTTGCTATGTATTCTGTATCGGCATATTTACCGGCACCTGTTCCAGAACTAGGTCCACTAATATATGTAGCTGGTTGGTGACCGTGGTGTGTATATGAATGCGGATTAGTGGAAATAGTAGAAGCTAACGGTACTAATCTATCATTTATATATACACTGTAAGCTTTCTCGTAGTCGCCTAACTTAACACTTATTAACGCTTCCTTTTCGGGTGTGTCGCTATACTTGTTAAGGTTTTTCTCCACCACCATGTTCTTATTAACCAAGAACGTATAGTCAGCTACTGTCAGTGCTCGTAGGTCTTTCAGTGGGTCTGTTACTGCTGTACTAGCTGATCCGCCTAAGCTGAGATAACTCTGTGCAATAGATGTAGTCTCTACTGGTATATTACTACCTGTATCTAAATCAATAACACCTACACCACCCAACGATACCTGTACGCAATACTTGTTCTGCTCATCCCTCTTTACGAAGTGTGTGAATAACTTATCGCTATCACTGACAGCACTACTATTAAACTCATTGACCCATCTAGTATTCGGACGCTTTACTAATCCCTCAACAACAGTAGACCAAGCATTAATCTGTTCGTCACACTGTCCGGGATAACGAAGATTGTCTGGTTGTTGTGATACCCCTTGTGCGAGGTTCGGTACGCTTGTTACTAACAGAGGCATATCGTTTATCGATCTATTATTCTAAGTATGCTGTAGTTATCAAAGATAGAACGGTCAGCATTCTCGGAGTCACTGTCAATAGCACGGGCTTTCGCTTCTATTTCTTCTCTCATCGTAAAGCCTTCTATCTCACGATTACCAATAAATCGATTAGCGAATATACGAGCTGCTTTGACCGTTACATAATGTCTGATCTGCTCAGGCAAATCTTCAAACTCTAATTCAAAAGTGATTGTTCCTTTTACGCTATCTGTCCACACCTCAGTATGGTTCTTTCTGTCGTAAAGCTTTAATCCACGTTGTACAGGGTCTGTGTCTGTATATAACAAAGGATCAAGGTCGAACTTCAAAGTGTTATTCGGAAGGGTGATCTTACTTGTAACGCTGTCAGGAGTAAGTTCGTATTCGTATTCTGTATTGCAGTGCCATCCTTCCGACTGTACGGCTCTGCTTGTTTCATCCAATGTAGATATGGCTTGTATAGCTGTGATCGGTAGACTGGTCTGTCCTGTAATCGTATTGACTGGTGATTCCCCGATGACGCTAATCATCGTATTAACAGCTTCTAATTTAGTAGTCAGTGC